CAGACAAAGATTTAAGAACTAATTCTAACGAGCGTAGGCTCAGAGATAGAAACGATAGAATATAATGGCCGACTATATATTTTACAGCGCACCAGATACTGGAGAAAACTTTTCAGCTACAAAAACTGTTGCGAATCAATTTACAATATCATCGGGAACATTCTTGTTAAACGATGCAGTGTATATACCATACAATGATATTAAAGGTGTGTATGCTATATGTATAACTCCTGCAACAAGAACCTTCCAATTTGACAATGAGATATATACTGACGTACCCAATTCATTTTCTTCTACATCTTCAAGTCATTGGGATGCAGGTGCAGACATTTTATATAATGATGTTTCTTCTTATAGAATATCATCTCAAATAGAGAGGGGGTTATACTCTAACGCCTATAAACCATATAGTTCTTCTATAGACTATAAGCTTATAATAGGAAGTCAACGTAGACAATTTTTCTCAGAGACACAGTATAAGTCAACGAAACAACTTATATTAGCTAATGACGTAGTTTTTGTAGATACTTGTGACAATGTTGCTTACGGAGTAGGATTTGAAGGCAGCGACTTTGATGTCTTTAATAACAAGTTTAAATCTTCATTAGAATTTAATATCGCAACACGATAGTATGGATTTCAAATTAGAGATTAGTAGGGATAGTGTAACATACTACAAGGCAGATTTATTTCCTAATCAGCAATTAGAGTACGATGTAGATTTTTACGACAGAATAGAAATAGATAAGGTAAGACTACCTTTTTCTACAGACCTTCGTATACCTCTAACAACCCTAAATAAGAGTACAAACTTATTTAACTTTGAACCTGTATCTGACCAAGGTATTGATTTTCCTAAAGATGATTTTTACTTTAGGCTAACAATATACGGAACAAGTCAAGTATCTATAGAAGGTATATTAAACCTTGCCTCTGTAGAGTATAACTCTTCTGAGCCTTACGCACAGGTTATATTAAAAGATTATATATCAAGGTATCTTGCTCAAATGAAGACCAAGAACCTTAGTGTAATATATAGCGATAGTTACTACACAACGGAGCAACTGTTTTCTCGTTTTTTAAGACCTTGGAATGCACTAACAAATGCAGGTGAAGCAGGTGTTGTAAATACTAATCCTGACTACACACGAGCAATAAATTTCCCTTATGTAGATTTTGTTAATGATGTAGATGGTAAGTATGGTTATGCTGCAAGGCAATTTATTGAATACGGAACAGGGATAGGAAGAACGGGTATTATGCCTGTGTTTTCTGTTACTGGATTTCTCACATTACTTGGCTCTTACCTTAATGGATTAGATGCTAACTTTGACGTAAGAATAGACTCTAAGCTTTTTGGAGTAGGAACACCTTATGCTGGAAATCCTTTGATTCCTAATATGCAGCCTGAGAAGTTACAAATGGTTATACCGTCTCAGCTTTTAGCTAAGAGTGCTACCAACCCTCGGACATTTGATGTTAGACAATCTCCAGCTTGGGCTGTTCCTAATGCAAGCTTGTCAAGTACGGTTGATATAAACCAAGATATTAAAGAATTTTACACACAATACTTTAGTGGTACTGTAACATCTGGTAACTATGGTACTGACGGAGAGGGTAATCCAATTTATCCGAGTACTCAGGAATGGGGTGTAGAAAAGAGAATGGGATTCTATCCTTGTGACCCAACAGCGGTACAATCTGAATATGATTGTAATCACATCAGAGGATTTTTTGCTCCTAAAGTTTCTTTTAATTCTGGAATAAGCTTCACCACTGGAGGAACTGCTGCTGTTATTGAGCAGGCAAGGTATGAGATACCTGTTATCCAAGAAGACCAAATGGTTGGTAACATAGATATTGCTGCAAGCGATATGGAGTTTAATGTATGTATAGCAGTTTGGGTAGATGGTCTACAGCAAAAAGAGATAACACTTTTAGCAAGTGCAGGTGGCTCACCTTTAGTTTTAACTTTAAATGGAGCAACCGCTGTTGCAGGATACTCTAATAAGACAGACCATTCAGGTACTGTTAACTATGACTACTTTAGACCAGATGATGATTTACCTGTTTTATGGAGAAATGGAGACCCTGCTATTACTGATACAATATTATTTGAACAGTTTACAGCTCACTTACCTTCTGGAGAAGAAACCTTTATTGATGGCGGTAGTACTTATTCAATAAATTACTTCTTAAAACCTATAAGTGGAGAACTAAGTATTCTTAGAGCAACTTCATTTGATAAACAAGGAAATCATTGGGTTAAGCTTGCAAGTTCAACTAATTTATTTGGTGTTACAGATATAAGAAAAGCTATATCAAGATTTGGTTTACCTAATGGTTCTGGAAGTTATGGTCAAATGAACTTGACATTTACTGCAAACGAAGACCACTTGCTATACAAGAATAATGACACTTTTATTATACAAGAGTCTATAGAAAAAACTTGTCCTTTCAATCTCTCTGATGTTCTTTTAAATATAGCTAAAAGATTTGACTGTGGATTGTTTTATGATTACGACTCTACAGCACAGAAACACATACTTAGGATAGACCCTGTATTTGCAGTTCGTAGTGGTACACAGAACATAAATCAATATGTTGATGACATTAAGTCTTATAAAATAACAGATGGTGGAGATAAGGTAAAAACACTAAACTTAAAGAACAAAGATTATAACTTATTCTTTGATGATATAAATAACGATGGTGTTACTATAGGCTCAACTACTCAAGAGATTAACGCTGAAGGCATAGTTGAGTTAGAGATAGATTTAAAGTCTTCAATTTATTACAAGTCTGTGTGTGGTGAAGAAGATTCTTTTAGTTCTTCAAATACAAATCTTCAAGATTCTGTGATAAGTGCCGAAGAATTAGGTATAACGCCAAATATATTTACTCCTAATAAAGACATAGGTTTTAGGTTCGCTTATTTAGATAAGCCTTTATATAAAACAAATATGCTTGTTCCTTATATGTATCAAAAGGGAACAAAAACAGATTTACTAACAGAAGTACAAAGATATTATAGCAATGCTAATTGGGGTTCATCTGGCTTAAACATTGGTGGTCAACACGTTTTTAATGGTAGGTTGTTTAATTACAATACTGCTGGATGGAATCTAATGTTTGAAACTGAGAGTGGAGTTGTAACAGATACTTATAGTCAGATATTTGCTGTATCAGAAAAGATAATACAATCTGAGTATCCAAGTATTGAGTTTGATATGGTTGTACCTACAGACCAACTAAGCAACCTAAGCTTCTTTCTAAAAGAGTTTACAGCAAGTAGGATGACTGGTGGTACTATATACGTTAAAAGTGCTAAGGGTGATGTCTATGAAGACTTTGCATATCTAACAATAGAAGCATTGTTGAAATAATTGTAAATTAAATCATATGGCTACATACAACGACTATCCACAATCTGCTACCAACAACGCTAAGAAAGCTCTTAGATGGAAGAAAGAACACGGTAGTGAGGTTAAGGGTATGACTGCCGTAGGATGGACAAGAGCTAACCAATTAGCATCAAGAAGAAAATTAAGTTATGAGACCATTGCTCGTATGGCTGCGTTTAATCGCCATCGTAAGAATTCTGCGATTGACCCAAAGTATAAAGATACGCCTTGGAAAGATAGAGGGTACATTGCTTGGCTCGGTTGGGGTGGCACATCGGGAATTAACTGGGCAATTAAGAAGGCTGAATCCATACGAAAGGGAACGGTAAAAGCTGAGGTAGAAGTATCTAATGCACCTTGGGGTGACAGGAAAAAGAAATAATGGAAGAGAGTTTAAAACTTATTGGTGAGTACGGGATAACGCTTGTCCTGCTAATTGGAAGTTTGTATGTGTTATATAGATTTGCATTTTTTAGCATTAACGAAGTTAAGGTTGGCTTTGAGAAAAGACATACAGACTTGAGGTCTGATATGGAAGAGATAAAAAAGCAACTGCTTTTGATTGAAGTCTACATAAAAAGTAAGAGTTGAAAAAAATGAATAAAGATTTACCATTATTTGATATAACATTAAAGGACATTGAGCAAGGGATGTATAAAATCTCTCTTGTTGATAAGCCTGCAATAGAAGAAAACTTTATATACTTCAACGAAACTAAGGTTACTGAGAAGATAAATATGTTTGCCTCAGATGAGAAGAAAGAATTAGTAGGGCCGATAATGATTCCTAACAAGGAAATCTTACGCTATGACGAAAAAGTTGGTTATTACTATGTTCGCTTCACAGAGGAGACTATAAAAGAAATTATGTACAAGTACTCTAAGGAGGGCTTGTTCAACGCATTTGGTATTAATCACTCATACGATACAGATGAGGTGGTTATGCTTGAAGTTTGGATGAAAGAAGGTGAGTACGACAAGTCAATGAACTACGGCTTTGACCTTCCAAATGGAACAGTATTCGTTAAGGCTAAAGTTGAGTCTGACGAATTATTTACTTCAATCAAGGATGGTGAGATAAATGGTTTCTCCATTGAGATTAAGGCTGATATTAAACAAATATATAAAGAAGAAGAAGAAATGAATGAATTTAGTTTTGGCAAAGAACTTGGCAAGCTGGAGGCTCAATTTGAGTCTAACGCTAACAAGTACGAAGCAAGGATTGAAGCTTTAGAGAACGAGAATAACGTACTCTTAGAAGCTGTAAGCTCTTTTGAAGATAAGTTCGCTGGTATTGACGAATTAAAAAATGCCATTGAAATGATTCAGAAGCACATTGAATCTATGGAAGCCCCTGTGGAAGAGGAAGTTGTAGAAGAGGTGATGGAAGAAAAACAACCAGAAGAAGAAGTTATGGCTGAAGAGCCTGTAGCTGAAGAAGAGGTTGTTGAAAATAAAGTTGAAGAAAAGTATTCTGCTGAGGAAGAAACTAATGAGTTAGAAGTTGAGGAGCAATTTGCTGCTGAACAGAAGGCTGAAGAGGTTGAAGAAACAGTAGAAGACAAGACAGTAGTTTTTAGTAATATCACTTCTGAGAAGGTTGATATGATTAATAACTTCTTCAACCGCAAGTAATTATTGTAAATTAAGTTAAACAAATCAACTTTAAAATAAAATAAAATGAGTATAGTAATATCAAACTTGCCATACGGTGACCGTCGTCCAGACCTTTTCATTGACCATATGGTAAAATCGGCAGCGGTTCTTAATCGTTTCCGTCTTGTTGACGGTGTTAAAGCTAAGGTAAACGTACCTATCTTTGACGCTACATTATCCTTCGGTTCAGACGTTTGTGTCTTTGACGGAGCTTCTGCCGCTACAATCGGTGAAAAAGAAATGACTGTCCTTACTTACAAGTGGTCTTTCTTAAACTGTAAGAATGCCCTTGAGTCTTCTTACCGTGGTCTTCTACTAAAGAAAGGTCAGAACAATCCTGAGACTATGGATTCTGACTTTAAAGATTGGGTATTTGATTACTTCGCAAAATTATCTGCTGAAAAAGCTTTAAATGTTGCAGGTACTCTTTTGACTACTGAAATGGCTGCTGATGCTGCTGTATTGGATTACGATACCGATGCTGTATTAACTGCTGCTAACATCTTGGATAAATTGGAAGGTGCTTACGGAACAATGTCTGACGTTATGTTGTCTGCTGTTTACGGAGATGCTGACCGTGACTTCAAACCTGCTATCTTCTTGGGAACTGCTGCTATGCAACACTACCAAATTGCTATTGCTGGTCTATACACTACTACTCCACAAGGTGTTGTAGAAGGTGGCGTACCTAACTATTACGGTATGGAGGTTATTCACTTCCCATCTCTGCCAGTTAACGAATTTATGATTGCTGCTCCACAGAACATCGTTATGTTGACTGATGAGTACAATGACGTTCGTGCTATTGATATGAAGTATGAAGCTGAATTATCTTCTGATAAAATCTGGGGACAGTTCAAGTTAGGTTTCTCTTACCTTAAAGGTAGTGAGATTGTCTACGCTAAGAACTTCGCATAATTAATTAATTAATAATGGAAGGGGCTTCGGCCTCTTCCTTTAATACCCTATAAAAAAATGGCTTGTACTGTAACCCTCGCTGATATTACTTACGGATGTGATGACTTAGGTATTGGTGGTATTGTAGAACTTCACGTGGCTTCACGTGCTGCTGCAATTGCTGTCCTT